TTGCTTCATTTACAAGCTTCATTCCACCCAAACCTGTTTGAACAATCAAAGCACGATTAGGCTCTGGTCCTTTAAACTCAACCTTACCATTGAAGAAGTTGAATATTTCAGATTTAAACAAATCAAGGTTAAATGTACCACGGTTGTAAATTCTTTTGTAAGAATTATCCAACTGCTTCCAAAGACCCACAGATAGACGAATATCATCTGGACCATCTTGCTTAATACGTCCACCTTGTCCCCACATTAGGTAGGTTTCAATATCATTAGCAATCTTAGTCAAATGAGCTGCTTCTAAAGTAGTCAAGAAAGAACGTGTAAGTTGACCATTTGCATAAGCCTTCTTAACGTAATCCTTACCCATTTTATCAGCCATTGTTTCCAAGTTAGTAACTGAAGGATCTACATTCTTATCGAAGTTTCTCCACATTTCAACTACAGGAACTGTACCATCAGCTTTCATACCACCTTTCATCATCAAGTCAGCACGACTAGAAATAGAATAGTGAACGTGAGCTTCTGCTCCTCCTACATAGTTGTAGAATTCACGGAAACCAGCAGATACATTACCAATGTCAGAGAATCTTTCTCCATACTCACCACGAGCAGAACCTTTACGGAACACTTTAGTACCAACCTTCAAATACTTGTTATCCAAATATTTAGTGTTGTCATTATTAACTAACTGTACTGTGTAAATAAAACCATCACCTGCAGGAATAATATCATCTACAGTAATGTACATTTCCACACCGTTATATTTATCATAAGTGATGATATCACCATGACCAAAATAACGTTTGTTAATTTTGATTTTAAAAGTTTGACCATCAATACCTTTAGTGGTATTAGTTGATTCAATATCTTCTAAAATGTAAGGAAGATCCTGAGCAACAGGAATCTGCCATTTGTACTCACCACGGTTATTATCTACCATAATAACATTCTTACCACCAAAAGAAGACATTTGATACAAAGGCATTTCTACTTTTTGAGCCATTGCCCAAAGATCAACTGGACCTAAATCTGTAGGTTCAGCACTCTTAAGGAGGTTAGAAAGGTGGTACGAATCTACGTGAGAACTAGTTGTGTAGTTATTGTCACGTAGGAATATACCATTGTTTAAAACTGGGGTTGCCATAGGGCTTTTAATTTAAGGGTTAATAATTAATTTATCGTTTAAAAATATTTTGAGGTTTAGCTATTTTTCTAGACTTAGGTTGTTCATCCTCTTCATATGAAGAAGAAATATTCTTTCTACTTTGTTCTGTTTTTAATTGTCTAACTGTTTGTTCCACTGCTTGATTTTTACCTTGTTTCATAAGACTACCACGGTAATCATCAGGATTGGAAAGTAACCAAAGAGCTTCTGCAATCAATTCATAATTAGGTTCTACAAACTGGTATCTTTCTAAAAGGTGTCCTAATAAATTAGTAGGTTTGCCTGATATAGAAGGATATTGTGGTTGAACCAATCCACTATACAACTGAGCTTGTGTTTTCTTATCTAATTTAAGACCATTAATTTCTGCTGGTCTTAAAGCTTCAAATACATTTTGCTGATATGCTTCAGCAGCTTGTTGTTGTTGTTGCTTTCTATATTCTTGTTCCTGAAGCTGAGCATGAACAACTTGTTCTTGCATTTGATCCAACTTAGGTTTGAACTGTTTAGCTTTTTTCTCTAGTACACCAAGATCTTTCCATGTGGTAAGTTCTTCTTCAATTTCTTCTTGAGTACCAAAATTAGTAGCTTGTAAATAAGATTTTACAATAATCTCTTGATCGTTATCATCTGTAGGATCCATTTCTCTTACTTGTTCTACATGAGATAAAGCTTGAAATAAACCTTTAAGATCTTGACCTCCATCTGCTACATATTTAGCAGCATATTGTAATTCTTCAGGAAGACTTTGAAAAAACTCAGCTGGTGTATTAGCTGCTACTTCTTGTTTAAGATTAGTAATATTAGCTTGCCAAAGTTCTTCTACATCTTTTTCTCCAAGTCCTCCTAGATAATCATCAAGAGATTCTTTCTTTTCATCATAATCATCAAATGCAAACATTTCATTTGATTCTATCCGTTTTTTTAAGAACTCTACCAATCCAGACTTTTCTGTTTTTGGTCTTCCACCTTTAGATTTGGTATCATCTTCAAAGTCTGGAGCAACTCCTTCATCTAAGATTTCATTCAGTACTTCTTTAATTTCTGTTTTATCTTCTACATTATTTGTAGTAGAATTAAATGTACCACTAGTTTTAACTTTTTCATCTTCATCTAAGAAATCTAAATTAGTTTGTTTCTTACTGAAAATATTTGGTTTAATTTCTGTTGCATCATTAGAAGAAGAAGTAATAATACTGTCTGCTCCTGGAGCTCCATCAAATAAACTATCAATATCAATATCTACTTGTTGTGCAGATGTTTGCACATTTGTTTCATTATTCATAACTGGTTGGTTTTTTATGTGTATGTCTACATTATTAATATACAACTTAAACTCTAAAAATTTATAAAATCTTTTCTAATAAGGTCTAAGGTGTGGACTATAGGGCTATAATTTTTTATTTCTTTTTCTGATTATTCATTTTAGATGCAGCTACATCATATTTATTTTTATTAGTTTCAGCAATTTGTAACTGTTTACTAGCTACATCTTTTTGAGTTTGTAATTTTTCTCTTTCTAATTCATGCTTCTGACTAGTTAAAGATGTTTTATTAACTTCCTGTTCACGTTTAAAATTCATAGTTTCCTGGAAATTCTTTGTATCTTCTATATGTTTTAAAGCATCAAGATAGTCAGACTGCTGATTTTTGTTAATATCTACAGCAGCTCCCATACCAGCACCTCTAATCTGAGCTTCAATAATTCTAGCTTGTCTATCTTTCTCAGACTCTTCAGCTTTAAATTTCTGTTGAGCTTGTAATTGTTGCTGTTCAAACTGTTGTTGCTGTTGTTGAAGTTCTTGTTGATGCTGTTGTTCTTCTTGTTTTTGTCTATTAACTTTTTCTTCAGCAGCTTTAAGAACACCTGTAAGTTCTCCTATAGACTCAGATTTAATAACATTTCCAAGATCATATATAGAAGCACCCATTGTATTGTTAGTAACAGCTAGTTGTTTAAGCTGTTCCATAACAGAACGAGAGTTAGTTTTAGTAGTACAGAATATATTAAGATCTCTTAAAAGAAGATCAGTACCATTCATTTGAAAGTTAACTTTTTCATCAGCTCCTGTAATATATTGTAAACGAAGACTAGGATTTTTAGAATGATAATATTGAGCAAGGTCAGTTCTCATCTGATGTACTCTAGGCATAAGGTTATCACTATGCTGTATAAAGTATTGTTCTGTCTGTGCATAGGAAGCATTAGTAGCCTGTTCTATAGCTGTAGCAGTTTGCTCTTGAGCTATCTGCATACCCATACGTTGTTGATTCAATCCTATTACAGCAAATGCTTCATTCTTAAAATAATCAGCCAATTTAATCCTAGAAAGCAAACGTTGTGTTTGTTCTAAATTAAGCACTTGATAGTGTTGAAAGTTAAGAGCATTCTCAGTGTTTGTAATAGATGTATCTAAAGGAAGCATTTGAAAGTTCTTCATTGCTACATATGCTTTAGATAGATTGTTCTTTCCCCAGTCTTCACCCAATGAGTGACGTGGTAGAGCATTTTGATCAAGCATAATAACAGTACCAAGTTCATCCACTAAGATATCAGCTATCTGGTTGTTTACAATATTATAACCAATTTGGAATGGTTTCATAAGATCTACTAATGCTACAGATCTAGTATTTCTATCTCCAAATACTGCACCTTCTACAGGAAGTTTACAACCATACACTGTAGTATCTCCTTTAAATTGAAAAGGAACACGTCCTGGTTTACCTCCATTAAGTCCTAGGTATATTGGATTAATACCACCTGGATTATTCATTCCCCAGAAAGCTGGACGGTTAGGTCCAATCTTAACCCCACCCCACACTTCATTAATCCATATCCAATCTATATGTTCACCAAATATTAAATTGTCTTTACTTTTTTGTTTATATATTGATGTATCATATTCAGGTCTGTCTGTAACTTTGTATTCTTCACTAACTATATCAGTGATAAATTCTCCTGTAGTAGTTATTTTAGTGAGGTGTCCAACCTTTCTTTGACTCTTCCAATAGATAGTTGAAACCCTAAGCATGTAGCTTTTACCAAAGTCTTGCAAGTCTTCAGAGTCTGATAAGATCCATTGTACAATATCTCCGAACTGACTTCCGGCATCATACAAAGAAGTAAACTGTCTATAAGCCAAAGAAGGCATTTGTGTATTCCATTCGTGAGATCTTGTGGGATCATAATATGTACCATCATTTTGATATCCTTGTATAGCATACCCAGCAGATCTTGCAGGATAGATAGCTTCTAAAGCTGCTAATTGTTCTTCTGTCATCATCCATCCAAACTTATCTACAACATCTGATATAGACATCATATCAAGTTTGCCCACCCAGTTACCTTGAGATATGTAACGAATGTCAGGAGATTTATGATAAAATGTAAGTAGTGGGTTCCATAACTCCACCTCATAATCATCTTCTTTCATATCAAAATGCCAAAACTCTCTATCAGTAATAAGACTATCTCTGAAAGCTCTTTCTTCTAATTCTTGCATTTTAAACCTTTCTTCATCTACAGATTTTTGATGAGATGCCCATTCTTCAATCATAGATCTATAATCTTTTTTAAAGAATGATTCAATCTCAGGAAGAGATTTAATTTTTTCAGGATCCATTTGTTGTTTAGCATCATCACTCTGAGGATCTAACCCCATCTCTGCCATCTTCATCATTTGTTTTTGTTGAGCTTGAGATAAAAGAGTTTCCTCTATCATACCTCTTTTAGCTTCCAACATTTCATTATAAGACTGATCATCCACAGCCCTAAACATAATTCTTGAACTCCTTTTAGAGAATTCATTAGTTAATACATTAATTACATTAGGAATAATGGGATAAAACTTAAGTTCAAATGCTGATACATCTTCTTTAGTTAAAGTATCAATAAGATCACCCATTTCATTATCTTCCTCTACAATATAATCTTGCTTATCTATAATACCTTTAGCAAGCTTGTAGTTTTTCATTAAACGTCTAGCATTACGTCTAAGCTGTTTCATTCCCTGAAACTCTAACCAATCTAAGTTCCAAGCTCTCCATTGATCATCTTTTTCTTTTTCAGAAACAAATTGAAATGGTTGAATAAGAGTACCCATTTTATTGTACTCTGTCTTAGCTCCAGCTTTTACTTGTAAGGCATTATATATTTGCATGGTAATTAATTAGTTATGTCTTCAGTTATAATATATGTAATAATAGAAGGTCCTGTAGTATTTGTAAATGTAAAACTTCCAGTATTTAAATCTGAAATAGTTGTTGTATATGTCATCTTATATTTTTAAATGCATTACGTTTAGGACTCATCATGGAGCTTCCTTTATTGGCTCCAATATGTCTAAAGGGACTATGATTTAATTTACTAAATTTTCGGGAGACGTCCAAGTTTTTATTTGTAACCTCTGTACGTTTAGATATCCCTCTATTAGCTTGTTGTACTTTAGCAAATGCTACTAGTGCACAAAATGCTACAAGTCTATCCACGTTTAGTCCATCATAATAAGCTTGCATCTCTTTAAGTAACATAGGATCTGGAATACGTTCCACTCCATATATTGTCTTAGTTATTGTTCCATCTGGTTCTACTTCTTGGTCTAACTCCTCTTGTAAAAACTCAATACCATATGAAAGTATATTTCCTTTAAATAGTGTACCCACGTTTTTCCAGCCGTATTCTTGGAATACATTAGAATTAGCTCCTATATCTTTCAAGAATAACATCATGTTCTTAGGTACTAAATAACGTTGCTTTTTTCTCTCCATCATATAATGAATAAACAATGATACGTTATTTTCTACAAGTGTCCATGCATTATACCATTCTACAAGTATTTCTAATCTCTCGTGGGTTTTTTTAATATCATCAAACCTTCCACACCAACTAGCTACAATACCATCTCTTTCTATAGTGTGTGTTAAATTTTCTCCATCATTCTTTATAACTTCTACAGCATTCTTATATACATATATAGAACAAAGAGAATCTGATGTAGTAGTCTTACCTTCACTAACAGGATCTATAGAAGCATAGTACATTCCAAATTGAGGATCTTTACATGGACGTTCATATATACATATCACTCCTTCTTTGTCTTCAGCTTTTTTACTTAAAGGAAATTCCATAATAGGAGCTTTCCTAGAAACTTTATCTATAATTTTACCTTCAGCATCTCTAGAGAGTTCTAAATATTCAACAGAATATTCTTTATCTTGAATACGTTGTAGTTGTTTAGATACAAGATGTGGAGGAAATACAGATTCTTTTCTAGTAGCAAAAGCTTCTTCTATAGTGGTGGGTTTCTGAGATATACGTAGCTGGTATTGATCAGGAGGAAGATCTTTATACCACTGCTTACGTTCTTCTATAATGGCTTCTAAAGCTTCTTTAACCAAGGAGTTACCAGCTTCATCTATATACGGAGGCATCGACCACTGCTCTGGTATAAATAAGCCGGTTTCTCCAATGGTTCCTTTATTATCTATTAGGTTACTCTTAACAGCAAACATCCCATACCTATGAGGATATAAGATCATATCTTTGAGGGGCTGACATTGTTCAAGATCACCCACTGATCCTGCTGCTATAAATGTTCCTGTAGTCACCATACCAGATTGCATAGCAGGTCTCATAAACTCATATGTGTCCATCATCTTAGGGGCAATACCAGCTTCTTCATGAAAGAAATATGTTACGGGACCACCCACACCATTTGTAGGATCTTTCTCAAAGGACGTGCCTGTAATGATTGATTTATTACCTCTGTACGTATCCCTGTTGTTTACCCTCACTTTAATTCTCTGCTGCCATGAAAATATCTTATCAGGCTCAGATGGTCTATACCAAGCTGTATGTTCATTAAGGAAGTTCCTATATTCATTAAGCATCCTCCAAGAACCTTTCTCAGATATATAATCTTTAAGACTAGCTCCTATTTTATTAACAGAACCTTCTTCAAACCAATAAGCATTAATAAGCTTACCCATATGAAAATAAGAACTAGCTATCTGACGTTTCTTAAGTATGGGTAGATGTTTGTAAGATAGTTCCCCAAGCCATTCATATAAAGCTAAATGATATTGTGTATCTCGTACATCAGCAAATCCAAACTGTTTAATCTCTTTATTATATATAGGTAGAAAGTTAATCCACATATAATAGTCTCTAGTAAGATACCATGTAAGATCACCTTCTTTATATATTACACCGAATCTACATTTAGCTTTTTGGTCATCCCAATAGGCCATAAAGTCTTTACTCTTTAATGGAGCTTGACAGTAGTATCCCAATCTTTGAAACCTTCTGGCTTCATGATTAAACTGTTTAGAAATACTTACAGTGAAACCATAACCCTCATCAGGACCAGCATCTTTAAATACAGAACGTACAAAGTCACGAAAGTCTTCACGTTTACTAAAAGGTGTTACACTCCAAACACCATCAGTGTAAGTGGGTACTTCTATATAATTACTTGTTTTTTCCACTAGTTAGTTTTTCTATAAGAATTTTATCACCTTTTGTTCTATGTAATAAGTCTAATAGAGTTGGTAGTTCTTTACTTCTTAATACATTAATATCTTCATAATCATTCCAATATTGTGTATATGTTTCACGTGGAAAAGCTGCCCATTGATTTGCATAAGCATTGTAATGAAATATCCAATCTTCTAAATAAGCCATGTCTTGATTCATATATTTATTTGTTTTATTGATCATAAGCTAAATTTTGTCCACCTCTAACAGAAGACTGTTGTTCTTCCATAAGATCTTTATATACACCCTTAAATGATTGACGTACAGCATCATACTTCTCAGCCATTCTTAATAATGCTGGGCTAGATCCATCTCTACCAAATGTAAGTTCTTCACTGGCCATACTCTTTCCCATCTTATCTAAAAACACTTTGATACCATGATATGCTCTATATGTAGGAGTTTCATATAATCTTTTACACATAGTCAAAGCATGTGCAATTTTATCATCATCAAGACTAAAGTCAGCATCTGTTTCTTTTAGTATAAGATGTTCTTTATCTTCTTCTGGTACATCAAAGAATGGATTCATGTCTGGGTTAGGACAAGTCATATAAAATAAATAACTGTATATTTTTATATAATCTTCTGGATATTCGTCCATTATATCTTTAAGAAATTTTAATGTATAACAATGTTCTGAAGGAATCACTTTACCATTCTGTATATCTAATAGTCTTATCATTTTCTATCCATTGAAATGTTTTTACAAAATCTTATTTCTTTATTATTTAAAGTCCAAATTTCTCCATTATCCATAGCACACGTAAATAACAGATCATGTTCTTGACTATAGTCTATTACTAAAAATGCATATCCTTCCATACCATCAGATAGTCTATATATAGGTATCATTGGATCAAGCTGTAACATTATAGTTTTTCCTTTGTTTGTCTTAATAAATCTTTAGCTCCATTCTTAGCCATTCCTCTAAGAAGAGCTTGATTCTTTAATTCATCATTATGTATCCAGCTAATTCTATTATAATGTTTTTCTTTTTCAGACATATAATATCTTCTAGCTAATACACTTGTATCAAGTGTGCCATTATCATATTCATCTAACAGCTCTGCTAATGTAGGTATTTTATTTTCCGTTGTACTCATAGTCTAATATTTTACCGACTAAGTCAGATCGGTGGTTATGTTTAAGTTTAACCCATTTAATCTCTGGGATTTTTTTACTAAGTTCTATTGCATAAGATAATCCATTAAATGGATCTTTAATATCCTTCTGTTCATTGTCACCATTAATTATAATCCTACCATTCTTTCCAAGCCTTGTAAGAATAGCAAGCATCTCTGCCTTAGTAAGGTTTTGTGCTTCTTCCACCACAAGTATATCATCAACCGTTTTACCACGTATGAATTGTACAGGCAATGCCACCACCCTTCCATCTTGTATAAGGGCATCAATCTTAACCTTATCATAGCATTTAACCAAGTTTTCCTGAAAGGCTTCCAAGTAAGGATCAAACTTTTCATTAAGACTACCAGGAAGAAAACCAAGAGAATGGCCCACTTCAACAGCTGCTCTAGTAACATAGATGTTATCATATTCTTTTTTAAATATAAAATCAAGAGCTGTTTGAGCAGAGACAAGACTTTTACCACAGCCAGCCCTACCTGTAATAACAACTATTTGATTTTCTCTAATTAATCTTTTAGTTTCTTTCTGTTCATCATTAAGAGTGATGGCATACTTAATGTCATTCTTTAAAACTTTTTTTTGCTTTTCCATTAATGGGATTTTAGTTTGTTTCTATTATCTTCTAACCAGTGTATAACATTAATTGCTTCTTGTTTAAGATAGGGGAGGTCATACTGCACTATATCTTTAACAATAGGATTACCATCATTATCAAGAGCAGATATAGGATTGTCAAATTTATCCCGTCCGGCTTCTTCAAACATGATGTGATGAATTGTAAGAATGCCTGGGCTAAGCTTAGGATTATGTTTAAGAATAATAAACATATACATACTAAGCTGTAAAGCATAGTGGTTAAGGTGACAGTCATCAAGATGACTGATAGGAGGAGACATTTTTTGAGAGATGCCTTCCCAATTAGTAAATCCTTCAACTTTAATTTCTTTATTTGTTTTATAATCAGTGATGTGCACTTTACCATCTACCACTTCTACTAGATCAGACTGTCCACATATACCAGCAGACTTAAGATAGACCATGTGTTCTGGATAGACACCATCAGTAAGTTTTTGAGGAGAAGAATGTTTAACCCCCTCAATTTCAATGGGTTTAAATACAGGAACTGTAAGTCCATGTCTTTCCATATTATTAAGTCCACATATATCAGCTTCTCTTTGATTGTGATACCATGTGCCTAATGTTGTAGCTCTTAATGCTTCAGCTTTCCAAGCTTCTTTAATTTCTGTTGGAGTCATCCCATACCACTTACTCTTCTTACTTTTAGCCACTCTTCCTGCTATCTTATCTGCATCAAAGGGTTGTTTAAAGTTTGATATAAGACTAGTGACACTTAACCAATTAATATCTTCTGCACTTGTGTATTTGTGATTGTGGGCTGTAAATTTTAATATACTCATATTCCTAATTTTTGATTTAGTTGGTCTTCTTCTTCCTGTGTAAGTTCAGCAATCCACTTACCTAAAGGACATTCACTTGAAAGACTTCTTGTTTTAAACCCTAATGAACATCCACATCCTCCTTGTCTTTGATCACAGCATGGTGTACTTCCTACGACCATACAACCTTTATCATCAGTGGTGTATAACTGGCATGTTTCACAAATCTGCATTCTCTGTTGTGCAATTTCTTCCACATCTGCACTTTTGAATATGCTATTTCGTACCCCTTCTATGATTTGTCCTTTTGCTTTCCAGATTTTTATTATATTTTCCTTTAGAGACATTAGCTACTTTTTTATGAAGTTTAATAAAATCTTTTCTTTGACCTTCTTCTTCTATATTTTTTTTAATAGCCTTAAGATCAAATAAAGTCTCAGCTGTTTTAAACCTAGCTGTCATTTGTTGCATTCCTTTTTGTTTGTTATTCTCTTCCCACTTTTCTAACATATCTATCTTATCATCTATCTTCCAATCCTTAATAACAAAATCACCTAGGTTAGTCAGATGAATACGTTGATGTTTTAAACTAGATAGAGACTTTCTTATCTCAGACCAGTAGTAGTCTATAAGATCTTCTACAAGAGATTCAGGTAGGCATGTTTGTTTTGCAACAGCTGGTATAAACTCTTTAGCTTTCCGTGGTCTCAACACTTAAAAATTTAAAATCAAGAAGAACAGTTCCCTCTGAATATATTTTAATATCTGGATTGATAAATATCTTTTTCTTATTTTTTCCTTCTTTAATTATTAAGTTTTTCTTTTCAGCTTTAGCAAGGCAGTTACGTACAGACTGTGTACTAGAGAATATATCTTTAGTGTGTGCCTTTGTACAAAAACTAGTCAACTCTTGATCTCCTTCTAAAGCCAAGTAAGTGAGGCAGTTTAGGTCTGCCTCACTTGTAGATATTTTATTAAGATAGCAATGAGTGAGTAGTTGATATTTTACAATATCCCACTTGCTCATCTTCACTTTCTTATTTACTTGGTTTACTAATGCCATTCTTATTTTTTTAACTTACGTTGAGCTGGTTCTGAATCTTTAGGTACTAACACTTCATCACCCACTTTAAAGCCTTGTTCTTCTAACTCTGGATTTTGGTCCATATCTTCTTGTGTAAGATTGTGAGGAACAGCATCAGCAGGAGGAGTGGGGTTGGTCATTTGAGCAATAAACCCAAGAGCCTTTAACTCTCTAGCCCTAGCATCAGCTAAGTCAGCATTAACTACTTGTAATTCTAATTGAATCTTTTTTACTTCAATTTGTTCTGTAAGAAACCTTACCACTTCTTCTTTAGAAGGAGCTTGTTCTGTAGAAGCTTCTGTTGGTTTTTTTGACATGTTGTTTATTTTATTGGTTTATAATTCAAGATCATTTTCTGAGCTACTAGCTTCTTCTTCATAATACTGCTTAAGCAAAGAGAAGAAGTCTCTATAAGGAGTGTCTATAATATAAGCATCCCCCGTCTTTGTAAAGACAGTGGTGCACCCATATACATTCATATCCTCATCTTCTGATGTAAGCTTGGCAGCCTCCACCATATCCATATGGAATATAAAAGGCATCCACTTACCCTCATCCTTAATACCAAGACTCTCTGCTTTAGAGATCTCTATACTGTGACAGTTAAGACTACATTCATGTAACATATTATATATTGGTTTTTGGTTTATAAGATCTTTGATATTCAGTGTAGTTGATATACTTACTCCTATTACTAGCTTTAATAATCTGCTTAGCAATCATTCTTTCAACAACCCCATCCCTTACATCAATAACAGGGACTTGAATTGTTCTACCATACTTGTCATCTATCTCTAAATAGTGAGAA